TGCGTCCGGCGACGTAGGTGACACCCTTGCCGCTGCCGGTCAGCGCCGGGCGGATTGCCATGAATGCCTGCATTACGTCGGTCCATCCGGCGTCGAATTCGACCCGGCCCGCGCGGAACAGCGACTGCCCCTTGATCACCAAAGCGGTCTTCGTGGCGATCGAATATTCGATCGAGCGAACGGTCGGGAACCAGTGCTTGACCAGTTCGAAGACCGCGCGGCCATGCCCCGTCGTGTCGATCGCGATGTCGGTGACGTTGAAGTGTCCCGCAATCTTTCTGATGAAGTCGGCCTGCCCCTGGAAATCGAGATCGTTGAGCCGGAACTTCGCGAGCACCCGCAATTTGCCGCCCGGCCGATCGGGCGGCGCGACCACCGCCAGCGCGGCATCGTCGCGGCCCTGCTTGTTCGGATCGTACCCGATCCACACCGGCGCATCGGCAAACGGGCGCCCGCCGGGGATATCGAGCAGCGCGGGCTGGAAATCGCGCCATTTGAAGAAGCTGTCGACCCGCGCGGGGGCGAGCCGCGCCCAAGGGAAGCTGCTGGCCGCATCGTCGACGAATTCGCATTGGTAAAGGTTGCGGAATTCGTCTTCGCTCGATTCCTCGCGCAGTTCGTCGATGTCCACCAGCGCGCCGAGCCCGCCCGCGATTGCGTCTTCCAGCGTAACAACCTGGGACCAGCTGCCATCGGGCATGATCCCGCCGGTCTTCAGGTTCTTGTGGCTGGTATCGAAGGCGCGTTGCTTGGCCTTGGCTTTGCCCGAGTTCCATTCCTCGCCCGACCAGAAGGCGTAGGCTTCGTGCGTTTTCGTCGATGGCGTCGAGAAATAGGTCCGCTTGTAGATCTTGTGCGTCGCCATTGCCGCGGCGACCTTGCGCAGCTGGGCAAAGCCGTGGACCCAGAAGAATTCATCGAAGTAGAAGTCGCCGCTTTCACCCTGCGCCGTGTTCGAATTGGTCGAGATCGGATAGAGGCCGACCATGTCGAGCGAGAGCGGATCACCGGCGTCGTCGGTCAGCCCGCCAAAGTCGATCATGATCGGATCGCCTGCGAGGTCCACATCGCAGACCCGCTTCACCCAGCTCACGATTTCGCGCTTGAATTTCAGCGCCTGCCGTTTCGACGCCGAAAGGAATATCTGGTTGCGCGGCTGTTCCCCGGCCAGCACCGCCTCGGCGATCTTCGCCACCGCCTCGCGCGCGAAATACCAGGTCGCGCCGATCTGGCGGGATTTGAGGATTTTGCGCGTGCGCTGGTCCCGCTGTTCCCACCACCCCGCCTGGTAGGCGAAATTCTTGTCGTGGAAGTCGTCGAGCAGCGCCTGCCACTGCTCTCGGCTGAGGAAATTCTTGCGCTTTTCGTCGCGCTTGGCCTGTGCCGCGTCATCGTTGCGCCGCGCGATCTTGGGGTTGAGATCGCCTTCCCTCCCGCTCCCTTCGTATTTCGCGATGCGAGCCGATCGTTCCATCTGGCGCATCAGGAAATCGACGCGCTTCATGTGCCCTTCGTTGAAGTCGTCGCGGTCCAGATAGCTCGCGATCTTCGCCTCGATCCGGTCTTCGATGATCTGGCGCGGGCTCGCATCGTCCCATTTGCCGCGCCGTTTCCAGCTGGCGAGGGTTTGATATTTCGGGATGCCAAGTTCGCGCTGGATATCTGCGAGCGGCCACCCGCGCCAATAGAGCGAGCGCGCCTGCCGCTGAAGGTAGGCGGCGGTCAGTTCGGTCTGGCCGGCGTGGGCGGGTAGCAGTTGCATGGCATTCGCCATGCACCCCGCTGTTGGGCGGCGGTCTATCGCCCGGCGTGGTGGAATGCGGTTTCACCCGCGCGCGGCGTTGCATGAATGCGCGCTTCGGGGGCCTTAGTGCGCTCAGCAATCTTTCCGCGATGAACGCGCCAGGCACGGCGCAGCGACCTTGGAGCCGACAACGCCATGAAGACCAAGCCTTTCCTGCTCGCCACCGCCGGTTCCACCGTCGACAGCCGCACGATCGATGAAAACGACATCAAGCAGATGGCGTCGAGCTATGATCCGAAGACCTACGGCGCACGGCTCAATATCGAGCATATTCGCGGGCTCGGCACCGAAGGCCCGTTCCGCGCCTATGGCGATGTCCTGGAGCTTTCGACCGGCGAGGTCGACGTCAACTTCAACGGCGAGACCGAAAAGCGCCTGGGTCTGTTCGGCACCTTCGACGTCACCGACGACGCCAAGCAGCTGAACGACGCGGGGCAGAAGGTCTATCCCTCGGTCGAAATCCATCCGAACTTCGGCGGCAAGGGCTACTGCTACCTGGTGGGCGTCGCGCTGACCGACAGTCCGGCCTCGATCGCAACCGAACGCCTGAAGTTCAACCGCAGCCTGCCCGACGCGATCACGCTGTCGCGCGACGAAGCGGCCCTGCTCGAATTCGCGGACGCCGGGACCGGCGACGCCACCGGCCAGAATTTCATCCAACGCTTCGGCGCGATGCTCGACGAAAAGCTGGGCAAGCTCGGCGGTGGAAAACCCGTCGAAAAGCCAGCCTCCAAGAATGGCGACGACGAAACGGATGCCTTCAACATCACCGATCTGCAGCCGATGCTGACCGAACTGGGCCAGCTTTGCGCCGACGAAATCGGCAAGCTCGACGCGCGCTACCGCGAAGAGATCGACGCGCTTTCGGTAAAGGTCACCCGCATCGACAAGACGATCGAGGCCACGCCCGCGCAGAGCCACACCGCCCGACCCGCAGCCACCGGCAACGCCGACGAAAAGACCGACTGCTGATCCACCCAAACCCGCATCCACCCGAGCAAAGCCCCGCACCCGCTTCGCTTAAGGAACCGACCCGATGAAAACCGCCACCCGCCTGAAGTTCGCGGCCTTCGTTTCGCAGATCGCCCTGATCAACGGCCTCTCCACCCCTGCCGACCCGGAAAAGGGGACTTCGAAGTTCAACGTCTCGCCCAACGTCGAACAGAAGCTCGAAGATCGCCTGCGCGCGTCGAGCGAATTCTTGCAGATGGTCAACGTCATCCCGGTGAGCGAGCAGGAAGGCGCGGTGCTGGGCGTCGGCGTGTCCAAGTCGCTCGCCGGCCGGACCGACACCAGCGACGGCACCCGCCGCGATCCGCAGGCTGTCGGCAACGCGAACGAGAAGCATCGCTACCTGTGCAAGAAGACCAATTTCGACTGGTCGATGCGCTACGCCCTGCTCGACGCCTGGGCCCACCGCCCGAATTTCCAGACGCTGGTGCGCGACGACATTCTCGCGCAGCAGGCGCAGGACCGGATCATCATCGGCTTCCACGGCACCAGCGCGGCAGCCGACACCGATCGCGTCGCCAATCCGCTGCTGCAGGACGTCAACCTCGGGTGGCTGCACAAGATCCGCACCGATGCGCCTGCGCAGGTGATGGACGATGGCGCCCTCACGGTCGAAAGCGACGGCACTGACAACGCCGCGCTCAAGGCGATCTACGTGAAGGATGGCGCGACCCTGTTCGACGAATCGCTCGACAATGCGACCGATGCCGACGCCGACTATGCCTCGCTCGATGCGCTGGTGCTGGACGCCAAGCGCGGCATCCATGAACGCCATCGCGGCGATACCGACCTGGTCGTGATCGTCGGGCATGACCTGCTTGACGACAAGTATTTCAACATCGCGCAGAAGACCGGCGCGACCGCGACCGAGCAGGAAGCGACCGACCGCATCCTCGCTTCCACCAAGATGCTCGGCGGTCTGCAGGCCTACCGCGTCAGCGGCTTCCCCGCGAATTCGATCCTGATCACCAAGCTCTCCAACCTGTCGATCTACTGGCAGGAAGGCAGCCGCCGCCGTCGCCTGGTCGACGAGCCCGAATATGATCGCATCGCGAACTATGAATCGGTCAACGAGGCCTACGTGGTCGAGGAATACCAGCTGGCGGTGCTGGTCGAGAATATCGTGATCGGCGCGGCACCGGACCGCCCGGATCCCGCCTAACCCGACCTGATGGACAGGGGCGCACCTGCCGTGCGTCCCGTCATCGCCCCGCAATTTTCCTCCACGCTGCAGGAGCCCCCGCTGATGACCAGTCCCTTCCTTCGCAACCGCCAGCGCAAGCTGGCCGCACAGTCGGGCGAAGCGGCGACCGCGCACATGCCCAAGCCGCGCGACGAAAAGAGCGCGACCGGTCAGGAATATGCCGGGCTGAAGGTCCGCCTGCACGATCAGCTGCGCCAACTTCAGGACGTGGAAAGCCACGAAGCACGCATCCCCATGAAGGCGCAGTTTGTGAAGGACTTCGCGCCGTGGGTCGATGGCGTGATCGAGGCCGACAAGCCGGTCGAGGACGAGATCGTGATGACCAGCCTCGTCTGGTCGATCGACATCGGCGAGTTCGAACGTGCGGTCGAGATCGGCGAATTCGCGCTGCGCCACGGCATGTCGATGCCAGAACGCTACAAGCGCAGCGTGGCGTGCTTCCTGCGCGAAGATATCGCCGAGATCGCGATCGCGGATTCCGACGCGGTCGATCTGCCGCTTCTCGTGAAAATCGATTCGCTCACTGCCGATGCCGACATGCCAGACGCTGCGAAGGCGAAGCTGCACAAGGCGCTGGGCCGCGCCTGGCGCGCGAAGGCGGACGCTTTCGATGCGAGCGACGACAGCGCCCCTGCCGGGGGTGAGGCGGCCTACGTTTCCGCCGCGCTCGACCAGCTCCGCCGCGCGCTCACGCTCGACAAGAAAGCGGGCGTCAAGAAGGACATCGAACAGCTCGACCGCCGTCTCGCCAAGCTGCAGGAAAGTCAGGGAAATGGCGATCCCGCCGACTGAGATCACGCGCGAAGAGAAACGCGCGGATAGCCGCCGCCTCGCTCTGTTCGCCGCCTCATGCGTGTTTTTGGCTGTTGCTCTCGCATTGCTGATTCCGGAACGCCCCACGGCGCTGGGGGGCGATCGGTCCGATCGGCGGGGCGCATGCCCTACCCGCTCGTGCCCGGTCTCACCCCCCACTTGCCGGGAAATCTAGGACCCGACCGTGGCTGGACTGACCGCACCACCCGATAATGCAGCCGCACCCGACGGCCCGATCGTCGCGGCGGATGACTGGTTCCCCGGCATCGATACCGACGCGGTGCGCGAAAAGGTCCGCATCGGCGATGGGGCGGTGACCAATGCGCGGCTTACCGAAGCGGTCGTCGCCGGCATCCTTGCCGGGCTCGACGCCTTGGCCGACTGGCAGACGATGCACCGGAATGCCGGGGTCGCGAATCTCGAGGCCGTCACCACCCGAACCGTTGCGGGAGAGAACCTGGCCAATCTTCTGTGGGGCCGGATCGTCCTGTTCTATGCCGCCGCCGAGCTGATGGACGGGCACACCGATGTCGCCGCGACCGACGACGCGCTCGATCGGGAAGAAGAAAAGCGCGCCACTGCCGACACCTATCGCCGCAAGGCCTACGAAGCCGTCGCCGACCTGATGAAGATCGGCGCGAAGGAAGGTGACGCGGTCGGCCGCAACCGGGTGGAGCTGATATGATCGCCACGGCGCAGGATGGCGAAACTCTCGACGCTCTGGTCTGGCGTGTGCTCGGGCGCACCGCGGCGATCACCGAACAGGTCTATGACGCAAACCCCGGCTTGGCCGACCACGGCGCCCAGCTGCCGGGCGGAACGAGGGTAGACCTCACGCTCGCCGCACAAGCCGCCAGCGCGCCGCCGAAGCGCGATGTCGTCAACCTGTGGGATTAGGCGGATCCAGCAATGCAGAAACCCGCCAGCCTTCGCAAAGCACTTCATGCCGCGCTACCCTCGATCCGCTCCACGCCCGATCGCCTGGCGATCTGGATCGAGGACGGCGCGGTTCGCGTGCGCCAGACCGAAAGCCACTCCTTCGCGTTCCATTATCCGCTGTCGATCCTGCTGCGCGAGGAAAAGACCGACATCGCGATTGTAGTCCATGCGATCAATCGCTGGCTGCGCGCCAACCAGCCCGATCTGCTGGCGGGTGGCGCGGGCGATTCCTACAAGTTCGAGACGGACATCCTCGACAACGGCACCGCCGACATCCTGTTCACGATCGACCTGACTGAAAGCGTCTCGGTCGCCCGCAATCCCGACGAAAGCTGGACGATC